ACTTGTATTAAAGCAATACAAGCCCCCGCAATAGCTAGTTTATATTGGTCTTCGGTGTAAATTCTTACATCGCTTTCGCCTTCGCCCGTTAAGGTTAAAGCTTGCCTTAGTTCTTCGCCTGCGCTGAAAGTTCCTACTGTGGCAATCTTATCCATAGCGTAAAGCTTTTGAGCATAGCTAGGTTCTTTGTAATACCCTACAACCCTATCGCCTGTTTCTTCGTCTATTGCTACATAAACATGAACTTTTTTAATGCCATGTTTCTTTGCTAATGATTCTGCATACTCTTCTACTGTTTCAATCTCTTTCTGTGTTAATTCTTTTTTCATATTTTATCTGTCTATTTTTCCAATAATTAACGGTATTTTTACCATTAGTTTCGTATCACCTTCTTTTGCTTCAAAAGGATTTTCTAAAAACTCAACCGCCCTAAGCATATCAGTTGTTGCATCTGCAAGGCTGTTGCCATAAGTTACCGCAATGTCAAAGAATCCAATTAACAAAGGGTCTCTACTTGGTGCTGCGGCAATTACTTGCTTCCATTCATCTAAATAGATTTCTATTGAACCCTCGTAAGTCTTACGACCGTAACCACGACTTACTGGCTCACTTCCTGCGCCGTAGTTGTTTGTCTTATCTTGCTTGGCATTGTAAGTAATGTTTGTAATACCTTTTACGGGTACGCCAAACAAATTAAAGGTAACGGATGCCCAACTATACGCTACGCCTCCTATTAATGGTGCTGCCATAATTTAATTATTTAAAACTGATTGGTATTTGAATCTGTCTTGCAATAGCATCTTCGTTTAAGTAGATGTTAATTACAATAGTACTCGTTGATGTCACATTTTGCGAAGGGTCGATATAAACGTCACTAGGTGAAATTTCCCCTAAGTCACCTTCACGGCTCATTTGGTACAAAGGTTGTATTGCAATCCCTTGTAAAAATGCTACCGTAGTTGCTGCCAAAGTTCCATCCGCATTTTTCACTAACTTACTTTTCAAGTAGGGTATCATTGCAGCATAAACTCCTCTGATAGCTTTGTCGATTACACGGTTATCATTGATATAAGCATAGTCGCTACTTTTACTGATAGCACAATAGTTATCATTAAAGAAAGTGCCTGCTACACCTATATAAGTCATTCCGAAAATATGACGTTTGGCATCTATCGCACTAATAGCGGCGTAACTTAATGAAGGGTCGCTCAATAGCTTACCATTAGCAAAAGCGGGTACTGCATCTTCGTATCCGTCTATGTTTAAGTTGAATTTAGCAGGTTCGCCAAAATCTTCACTTACTGCACTCAATGAAAGTAAACCTAATGCTACCCCTAATTGCGTAATAGACTTGCCAGAAGTAAGGAATAAATAATTACCCAAACCGTAACCATCTTGCCCAATAATTGAACTTGCTTTGTTGGCTGTGTAAGTGCTTAGATCTGTGATAGTAGTAATGTCGCTTGTACCTTGCAAATTGCCTGCATACAATGCGCTTAATGGTTGATGATAAGCATCATTATAAGTCTTTATCTGACTATCAATAGCCGTTAAGTCACCTGCACTGTATGCCGCTGAATCCTTGTAAATTCCCACTTGGCGAATAGCACCACCGCTGAAAGTTTGCAGTAAAGTAATTTCGCTAAATGTGTAAGTGCTTGGTACGGGAAAGAATCCAACGTATAACTGACTGTTTGGGTTAGCTTGGAAGAATCTATTAATATGGTAATACCAAACCGCTTGTTTACTAGCAACTCCACCGCTAAATTGCGTAAGCGTACCTGCCAATGTTGCACCATTAGAAAGTGTTGCTGTTATAGGTATGCCACTATTTAAGTAAATACCTAATCTATTAGGTGCAATAATAGTTACAGTTGCGCTGCTAACAGTAGCACTATAACCTGTTGTAGTAGTTAATGCGTTAATAGCTGCTGCAATACTTGTAGCAACATTCGCCGCAGTACTGTCACCGCTAACTTTAGTGTAAGTACCAATAGTGGTAGTTTGCTTATTTCCGTAAACGTCTAAATCTGCTACTGTAATAGTAATCACATCGCCGTTAGTTCCTGCTGTTGTTACTAAATAACTACCTGTTGCCGCTGTGGCATCAGAATAGTCATTTAATATCCCTGCATTAATGGCATCTATCGGGCTATAAAGTGCTTTGATATTATTTGTGGTCGTAAAACCACTAGGTAATGAACCCGTGTAAATAATCAAACCGCTAATAAAGTCCTGCCCTGCGGGTATTCTTTTACTTGCGCCCTGACCTTTAATAAATGT